GCACCAAGGAAATGGCGACCATAGCTTGCTAACGCTGCTAGAATTTTCTCCTGCATTGTTACCTTTCCATCATTGTTTAGATCTTGTTTCATAAGACCTCCTATTTCTGGGCACTGTGCCCAGGAATTTTAGGGTTGCCCCTAAATCTATTATACGCCTATTATGCGGAAATGTCTACAATCTCACAATTTCCGTCTGAAGTACAGGCTAATGTTTGTGTTCCGCTTGTTCCATCTTCTGTTTCATAAAAGGATAGATCTTCCCATCGAATTGACGACGGCATTTTAGCAAGAAGTTCTAAGTACTCTGTTTCTGTAACTTCCTGATATGGAGCCTGCTTATATGAATGATCTGAGTGTGGCAAGAACGAAATACCTGATACCTCATCAAAGTGCTTATATACCCAAGCACCAACTTCCATCCACTCGTCTTCTTTTACAGATACAGTGATGGATGGCTTATGCTCACACCATTCACGTTGATATACAAGCCATGTATTAAGGTGATCAATTGCTGTAAGATCATCACGCACAATTGCACCTTCTGGTGCCTTTACTGGAAATGAAAATACATAAGTATCGTTTGGCTTCATGAAGTCGTCTTCATATGGAATTCCTACTTCTTTAAGGAATACAGATAGAGGGTCTTTTTTATCTCCACGAACCGTACGAATATAGTATGGGGAATGCCATGGATGCATGCCTGAAGATACGCCAGTCAACTGTGAAACAGTTCCTGATGGCTTAACGCAGGTAATTGCAGCAGATTCATTGATTCCAATCTTTGCTGCCTCTTCCTTATTTGTTTCTCTGGCATAGCTTCTCATGTCGTTTAAGAATTGACCTAAGTCTTCCAAATCCTGCTTTCCAGACATAAACTCATGCCCAAACTGTCCAGTTATAGAAACGCCAAGCAATCTTTCTTCTTCGGTGTTATCTTTCCAGATTTTACGAAGATACTTGAAATCTGTTAGTGTTGATTGCCAGGTTCCAAGTATTGTTGCTAGGGCTATTTTTCTCTGTATGTCTTTTCTAGAGTCGTGCTCTCTAATAACGACTTCCGAGAGGTTGCAAAATTGATACGGGCGAAGAATGATTTCAGAGCAAGGATTGGTACCATAATGAATATCAGGGTCCCTTCTACCAAACTTAGCGGCTTGTGACTGTGCAGCCTTGACATTGTATATACCTCTTTCTCCAGATTTTGAATCATATAGATTCTTCCATTCAGCAATAAACTGTTCCATCTCTGGCTTGCGTGAATATGCTACTGAATTATTTGAGAGTGCACGTTGAGAATTATTCTCCCACCAATTTCCTGACTTAGCCTGTGCCATCTCTATATCATTAATATTAGAAAGTGAAATCATAGCGGAACGACGAACTCCACCAACTACCACAACTTCGCCAATTTTACACATAATGTCATGAGCTTCAATAGGCTTTAGTTGGCGACCTGCTGCTGCTTTAAACTTCGCAATCGTAAAATCAAAAAGATTGATTAATGGCTGAGGACCAGATGAGCGGCCTCCCATTGTTTTAAGACGTGCACCTGCTGGGCGAAGTTTTGATACATCTATTGCTGGGACCTGTCCTGCCCAAAGCATTGCAAGAAGTTCACGGTAAGCTTTAGCCCATCCATTCTTTGAATCTTCAACTACGATAACAGTTGTTGATTTCTCAAATGATTCGGGGACGGCAGGAAGTTTATTAACATACTTGTATTCAACAGAAAATCCAACACCAGTTCCACACATTAAGATATACATTGTTTCATCAAATGATCGTGGATTATCAACTGGAACAAACGAGCAGTTATATCCTGCAACATGGTCTCTGTCAAGAGCAGCACCTGCAGTCATTACTGCTCGCATCGAAGGCATTACGTTTCTATTATAAACAGCATCTTTAAGTTCTTCTATAAGTTCTGTAGCTGGCTCATAGTTATATCTTGTAAATAGATGATCTAGCATAAATGCAAAATATCTATCTACTGTTTCACCCCATGTCTCACGACGGTTTTCATCAGATAACCATCTTGCATATCTTGATAAAGCAATAAAATTTTCATAGGGGTTTTCAATAACTTTCGCCATTTTAGTGTAAAGCTCCTTCTCCGCCTTGCGGTTAATATAAAAAATGAATAGATACCAATTCTACCAAACTTTAATTAGTGTGGGAAGGGGTTTTAAAATTTTTCTTCTAAATGTTTAAAGGCATTCTTAGTCAACTTAATCCAATTAAATTCTTCATGTATTTCAGTTGACTGAGCATAATAGTAGCCAGAATATGCTCTAAAGTTTTCAGTTACATCTAGCATTTGCTTTTCAAGATGTTCTTGATCTGGTTTAAACATTTGACCAACATGTGGATCTCCAACAGCTTTTGGCAAAGTCTCATTAGTAAGTGTAGACTTTAACTTTAGCGGACCTATATATTTTTCATATTGAGCCCAGGGATAGGTTGTTATTGTTGGCATTCCGCTTGCTAATCCTTGAAGCGGGATAAAACCAAAACCTTCTCCCCATGTAGGATAAACTAAACAATGGTGGGTATGATAAAGATCTACAAGATTCTTTATATCAAAATCGTCTGTTATTACTGTTATATTAGAATACTTTTCATTTGGCATTATTGCATTACCAAATTTATCATAATATCTTAATGTATGAGAATTGTGAGCTTTTATGGTTAGTCTGTATTTAGGATTATTTCCAAATAGTTTAGTGAATGCCTGTAAAACATTTTCTCCGCCCTTTCTTGGGGCAGGCTCTCCAACATGCAAAAATCTGAATGTATCTCCAACTACCCTACGATATGGCTTCCAGATATCTTCTATTCCATGTGGATATACTTTTATATCTTTTGTTACCCCATTATTTTTAAAAACTTCTGCATTCCAATTTGATGTGGCCCAAACTTCATCGCAATCATTATTATAGGAATTTACCCAATCTCTTCTCATTCCTGTAGACTCCCACGGAGTATAGCCAATTTGGTATTGATTTCTATGTAATTTAAAATGTTGAGGCTGTGTAAAATTTAATTGTATTTGAGCTTTGGGGTCTGACCAACGAACTTCATGTCCTAATTTATGCAAAGAATTAACTATATTTTGTGCAGCGTATCCAAATCCAACAGAAGGATTTAGCCCAGAACGGGGAACATACAAAGAAATACGCATTAAATTCCTAGTCAACTAACTTGACAGTTGCTCACCGCCAATGCTATTATTATAGTTCGTTATCTCTATAGGAGGAATACCCATGGAGAATATCAAACAACGTTTGAGCGAAGTTGCTCATAGTTGGACATCTATAGGAATGATAACATTATTTCTATTTGGAGTCCAGCCCCAAACAATAGAAACTCAAGCAAATGCTGTGCAGCCAGAAATAGCTGTAGAGCAAGTAGTACTACCAAAACAACTGAAAAGAGAAACGCTGGAAAAATTCAGCAACACTGTATACAAGCCTTCGGAGACACTTACAGATAAAGAACTTAAAGAGTTATTAAAAGCTGTAGGTTTTGAAGGAAAAGCCCTTAAAACGGCTTGGGCTGTTGCTAAGGCAGAGTCTAATGGTAGACCGATGGCTTACAACGGTAACAGGAATACTGGAGACAGTTCCTACGGAATTTTTCAGATTAATATGTTGGGAAAACTCGGCATTGATCGAAAAGAGAAATTCGAACTGCGATCAAATATACTTTTATTTGATCCTGTTATAAACGCAGAGATAACGTATTACATGACTCAAGGCGGAAATGACTGGAGCTCATGGACATCCATTAGGAGTGGAGCCACCCAAAGATGGTTGGCAAAATTCCCTGAACAGTAAGAATGGAGAAAGTCATTGAAGATACAAATAGTATCTAAATATTTGGCTTTAGCAGAAGAGGGCCTTGTTCCTGGAATATCATGTCCAGTAGATCAAGGCCTTCTTATGCCTAATTTAGATTTAAATGATACAATTTACCTATATTGCTTATCTTGCAATTATAAAAACAGTATGGGGTTAGAAGTTTATGACAGAATCGAAAGAACCGTTAAAGCAAATACAAACTGACGGTGGAATAATAATAGAAACAGACCAAATGGGTCGAGAGAAATTCTGGGAAGACTTAGGAAGACCTAATGACTGAAAAAGAGAAATCGCAAAATTTAGAAGATAACCTAGATATGGTTAATTATATTATGCTACACCGCATTTATGATATATTAACACTTATTGCAAATAAATTGGTGGGACCAGAAGATACATCTAAGATGATTGAATATCATGATAAGGGATTTTTACTAGGTCCCACCCCATCTTATACATCGCAAGAATCTGACGAAAAGTAGTTGACTTAAAAAAATCATTATGTAATAATAATGATGCACTGGTTGTAGCATCCCACCACTTTTGCTCCCAGTGTTGTTCGCAAGAACAGCAAAGCCCATTCGGATCCGCCTCTGAATGGGTTTTGTCGTTTATTGAATAATCTGAGCCTCGTAACAGACTTGAACTGTTGACCCTCCGCTTACAAGGCG